CTACTGCATTTGCAGGACTATCAGGCATCCAATCTCTAAAGATATCAACACCATCAGCAGTTATATCAGGGTCAGATGCGTAAGTTATAATATAATTTACTAAATCAAGTAATAAATTTTTATCTGACACCTCTTAACTTTCCTCCCTTTTGAATCAAAGCTCTTATCTTAATACCTAAAATGCTTGCAAATTGTTTAGTTTGTCGTCTTAATGGATCTTCAAGGAATTTCCATTTTCCAACTTTATAGTAGTTGCCTCCACCTGGACCTGTCCCTTTGGTTTCATGTACAGCCAAAGCATATTGGCTAGCCATTTTATATTCACCAGTAATTCTATCTGGTTTTGGTCTTAATCTGTCATTTAATCCACCATAGCCCATCTTAACAACAACCGTTCCATCTACTGCTGTCATAGGTGCACTAATATAAGCTGAACTTCTGAGATTTCCTGTGTCCATAGGACACTCTGCTTTACTTTCAGCCATAATATTTTCAGCAATTTCTGTAAGAAATTCTCCTGCATTTGATTGTATTGATTTACCTATAGCCTGTAAATTATTTACAAGTTTAGTAATATCTTCCTGTCTCCATTTAATATCTACTTTTATCATAGATATATCACAACCAAATCAGTATTACCATCTTCATCTTTGAATTTATCTATCTTCTGTATTGGACGGTTTCTTGACTCAATTACAATCAAACCTTCATGGTCAATTGTAGAAACACCTGTAGTTAAATAATCACAATAAATCTGCTGATTCGATATAATTTCTTCTCCCTTATCATTGGTAATTTTTACTGTCTCCCCAGAGATGTAACAGGGTATTGTTGTACCATCACTGGCATAAACAATATCACCTGCTCCACTCTGGCTTAATTTTTCTTTATAAATAATACTATCATTTAACCAATCAGAGAAATATTTCATTGTATTACCCATGTTTTTCTCCCTTTGTTTTAAGTATTATCATGTATTCCAGTTTCAAAATAAGGTTGATTTAAATCACTATCAGCTTCAAATGCTTCCTCTTTAGCTTTAGATATTCCTCCACCATAAGGTTCAGCATATGCCATATCACGTTTTCGTAGTTCTCTGGCTCTTTTGTAATAGAAGTCAGCTTTTTGAGAAAGCGATACTCTTAAAGGTCCTAGAGAACGGTCAACTTGGTCGGCATATTTAGTAGCTAATTGTTCACATAACCTAGCTGCTGCTTTAAATACAGTATGTTCCTGGTCATAAGCATATTGAATTTCAGCATCAGTAAATTTAGCATTTGCTTGGTCAATATCTCCTATTTCCCAACGAATCTTTTCAATTGTACTTGCAGCAGGATTACCTGTCCAAGTGAAAGCCATATAAATTCACCCATTTCACCTTAATGCTTCTCGTTCTTTTACTGAACAATACCATTAAAGAATACACCAAGATCGGCAGATACTAGTTCACAATCGAAAGCCATTTCACCTTCAACACGTTCTGTACCAAGTCCATTTAAAGGTGTAGGAATCTTATAGATTCTATTTCCATAAGCTCCAGCTCCTTCAAGACCTGTCCATGCGAAAATGTATCCAGCAGAAGGCTGCTTTATTCCAGGACTAGGAGCTGCATAGCATAACAATGCATTCTTGCCTAAAATAAAATCGGTATCTTCAGTTGCACCTTTCGCAGAAGCGTTTTTAACTGCATTACCAACAACAACTTTAGAAAGCCCAAATAACTGAGCAAGTAAAGTTTCAGTTGCTATTGCAGGACCTTGAGTATATTTGATTCTATCAAGAACATCTGCATGATTGCAAAGCTCGAAGAATACTTCAGCACCAAGTAACAGTATATTAGGCATAAATCCAGTAACGTTAGCTACTGCAAGTTTTGCACGTCCTATATCTGTAATAGGTGCAGAACCACTTGAACTCCAATACTTCTTGTCAGTACCAGATGTTGCTGCTGCTCCAGTATATTCAGTTGTCCAAAGACCTGTAGCAAAGAATCTTGAAACGAAATCAACTTCCCTTCTAAGTAACAGTTTTTGTGTTACAAACTGAGAAGCATCCTCGTCTGGTCTCAATGGATCATCCGAGTTAGCCCTATCAGCCTCGGTAACGGTTTTATGATAAGCATATATCTTAGCAAAATAGCTAGGAGTATTATCAATCTCATATCCACCACCTGCTGATTCTGTATCAGGCACTCTTTCCACTGCTTCATCTCTGAACCAATCTTCTTTTAAATACACGAAATACCTATCTGACTGTTTCTTTACTGGTATGATAGGAAATACCTTGTCTGCAACGAATGCAGAAGTTTCCTGTATGTAAGCCACGCTGATGTTAGTCAACGGACCATCTACATGTATATTTGCATAAGTAGGATTAGGCATACTTATTCACTCCTTTCTTTCTTAGGTTATTCACCTATAATTATATCTAATGAGAATTGTTCCTCATCAGCACCACACGCTGTAACTGCAATACCTGCTATTGGACCTGTGGTTAAAGTTACAAACTTTCCACCAGTACCAACCTCAACAGCGGCACCAGCATCTATAGCTGCTCCACCAATTGCTTTAGTTATTCCTTCAAGAGCAACTTCACAAGTTCTTCCAGCAGCAGCAGGAGCATCCTGAAGAACACCCAACATTCTAGTATTAGCATCAGATGCTAAAATTATCTCTTCTGTAGAGTTCATATATACTGCATAATACTGATAAGAACTTAAATCAGCATCAGACACAAATGAACCACTTTTCTTATTTAATTCATAAGCAAAATTTGTCATGCTTAATTACACCCCTTTCTGTTCCTCTTGGTATTTAGCATAGCGTGTTTTATCTTTCTTTAAAGCTTTAACATAAGCTTGCTCTTTTGTAATACCTTCAGATTTTGCGATTTCTTCCGCTTCCTTTTTAATAGTCTCTTCAACAGTTAACTGATCACCTTCAGCATCGGTTCCTATTACCTTTATAATATTAGCCTGAACTAACTGTTCATTAACAGCCTTCATAGCTTTTTCAACCAAGTCAGTAGTTTCCTCATCCAACTTAGCAAAAAGAGTTACCATTTCCTCTTTAGGCATAGCAATCCTGTCAAAGGTAGCTACAGTTTTTTCTATTTTTTCTTTCTTTAAATCAGATTCAAACTTCTGAAGTTTTTCATCTTTTTCTTTGGCATCCTTTTCAAGTTTTTCATTATCTTCTTTCATTTTCTTAATCATTTCCTGCACTTTAGGATCTGCTGATTTTACTACTTCAGCTTCATCAAAGCTTGCAACACCTTCAGGTTTTTTGTCTTCCTCCTTTGGTTTTGCCTCAGCTTTAACTTTTTCTATTTCAGCATTAATTACAGTCTGTTCCTCTTCAGGTAAACTTTTAACTATTTCATCATAGGTTTTTGGCATATTATCATTACCTCCTTTCGATTTATCATTTGTGTTTTCAGGCTCTTTTTCTTTAGCCTTGAACAATAAAATATCTGCCCCTTTGTTGTCTCCCTTATCAACAACACTTGCAAATCTTACAAAGAAATTTTTTAAACTTATTTTTGCTTTTTCCAAATTATCATTCATTATTCTTCAATTACCTCCTTTGTTGCCTTACCAAACAGACTGAACATTGGCTTAGACATCTTACAAATTTCATTATAATCATTATCTGAAGGAAAATGAAATCCGAGCCATACAGCCTGTGGAAGTATACCCTCTGGTATACCCATAGCTTTCATTTTCTCTTTAGTAAAGACTACAGACTCAATTAAATATCCCTTGGCAACCATATCATGTTGTGTATCAGCTTCACGAAATGCTAAATTATAAGCATAGGTTGCAAGTTCCAAATCTTCAAAATTTTCTTCTTTAACAAACTCTCCTGAATGATCAATTTGCTGATTACCATCTTTATCTATTGCTAAATATGCCCAGCCGAAAAGACAATTGTTACTGTCACTTTTAAGCATTGTTTCTGGTTCTAATTTAATTATTAATTCGTCTTTTTCAATCAAATCTTCATAATCACTCTTTTCAAGTTTTTCAAGCTTACCCTCACCTATTGCAATTCCTTGGATTATAGCTTTTCTTTTAGCTGATTTTCTGCTTTCTTCACTATCAGACTCATAAGTGTAACAATGTCCACTTTCACCATATTTGTAACCTTTTTTATCTCCAACAGTACATTCCATTACTGGCATAGTTTTACCTCCTTTTAGTTATAATAAATATAACTAACCCCTTCACCATTAATACTGGAATCTATATAAATATCCATAGATCCTTCTTTTATAACAATTATAGCTTCCTCTTTTGCTGAGAGTTCAAATCCATTTGTTGAGTCAACATCACTATTACCAACATAAATAAGTCCAGTATTTGTGGATAGAGCTTTTATTATTAAAGTATAATCTCCTTCATCAGTAGATAATATCTTTACCGCTGTACCTGCTGTAGTTACAACTGTTTGTCCTACAGTTAAAGCATTTTCATCTGCCATGTTTATCTATTCCTTCC